TCTCCGACAAGATTCAATTTAGCGAGCCTCCAACATTAGGATCTTCTTTTACAGGTTTCTATGTCGGTAAACTCAGACAGTTAGATGATATTTCGTTTGAATTTGATTCATTACGACAATCGTTTAACTTAAGAAGAAACGATGTCTTCTACTCACTTACACTTACAGATGGTGTCCAGTCGTCTACGATTAGACCCGAAAATAATATCATTGTTTCTCTTAATGGTGTTGTCCAGGAACCTGGTGTTGGTTTTGAGATTGTTGGTTCTAGAATCATCTTTAATGAAATTCCTCGCGTAGGATCAACATTTGTTGCATTCTCCTATGTTGGATCTGAAGCAGACGTTGATGCTGCAGAAGTTATTCCACCAGTAGAACCTGGAGATCTACTTGAAATTCAAGGTGAGATAAGTGATCGTGAAGTTGCAGTCATTGAATCTTCTAATTCTCTAGTCACATTTGATTATCTGGGATCTGTATTTGGTAAAGATGCTGCAGCATCTACAACAATCACAAAGGGCACTATTCAAAATGTTTCTGTTACCTCTCCTGGATCTGGATATTCTTCTAGACCAACTGTGAGAATTGATTCTATTAGTGGATTTGATGCTCAAGTCAAAGCACTAGTGGGTGTTGGTAACATTGCAGTTAACACAGGTGGATCTGGATATCAACCCGCAGTCATTAATGTTGAAACAACAGTGCCTGATGATTGGACTTCTCCTGACATAAGTCAATATGGTGAAGAGGCTATAGATCCAGAGATTGTTTAACCACATAAATAACTAAAAATATTGCAGGTAATGGCAAAGCAATCTTTAAATATTGGCACTACTGCCAATGACAACACGGGGGATACCCTCCGTGTCGGTGGTGACAAAATCAATGACAATTTTAATGAATTGTACACCGCAATTGGTAATGGTGTTGCCGCACAAATTAGTGTGACGAATGCTGGCACGGGTCAGGTTTTAAGATATAATGGCAGCTCTTTTGTTGCGTCTGATTACAGTGCATTAACTTCAAATTTGGATGTGAGTGGGCAATCTATTGTTTCTCTATCTAATGGGAATATTCCTATTGCTCCTAATGGATCTGGAGATGTTACCCTAACTGTAGGAGGTGTTACTAATACATTTAAAGGATCTGATGGATCTGTTGATTTTCCAACATTAGTAAAATATAAAAATGAATATGGAAGTTTAGCATCAGCACCTAATCAAACAAATTATCCTGGTTATTTCTTTTCTGTTGATGGTGATGATAATCCATATGTAAATATCAATATTTCTGCTGGTGGTGCCGGAGATGTAAGAGCAAAATTACTAACTGAATATTCTAGTATTGGTTTACTTGGCGATGTTGATGTAACTTCAACTCCTCCAACGGCAAATCAGGTATTGAAGTGGGATGTTTCTGGATCAAAATGGTTACCTGCAGATGATGATGCAGGTCTTGGATCTGTAAATTTATTTGCTACTGTTGCAGGTGATACAGGCACAACCACTGCAAACTCTTCAACAGATACACTTACAATTGCAGGTGGAAATGGTATTGTTACCAGTGTTAGTGCGGATACATTAACAATTGATTTTAATGCTACTTTAACAACAACTTTTGCAGATCTTACTGATACTAATATAACTGGTATTGCTCAGGGAAATTCGCTGATATATAATGGCACTGAATGGATTCCCACTGCAAGTCCTGTTATTTGGTGGGATTTAGGTGCTGCAGGTGCTGCACATTTCACATTTACTGGACCTGGATTTGCTTCTGCAACAGAGGATCCAACACTCTATGTCTATCGTGGATTTACATATGTTTTTGATAACAGTGTAAATGGTGGTAATCATCCTTTCCGCATTCAATCCTCTCAGGGATTGGCAGGCACTCCCTATACTGCAGGTCAGTCTGGAAGTGGTAATAATATTTTATACTTCACTGTCCCTCTGGACGCTCCAAATACTCTATATTATCAATGCACAATTCATGCATTAATGAATGGCACTATTAACGTTGTAACTTGATAAATGGCAAGAAATATACCTGGATCTGGAGCTCAGATTGAGCCATTATTTAACGAAGTTTTCGGTGTTAAAGCAGTAAGAGTAGTTGATGGGGGCCAAGATTACATATCTTCAGATCCCCCTCGATTAACTATTGATGGATGTGGAACTCCAGTGGAGTCTGCATTGCTGTATCCAATTATTGACGACGACTCAGGTAAAATTATACACGTTAGAGTTTTAGAAACTGGCCGTGGATATAATCCTTTAAGAGTTTCTATTACACCACTACAAGATACCCCTAATGTGGTGTCTTCTTTTAATATTAATAAAATTTGGCAATCAAATTCAAATTCAGTAACATCTGGTAATTTTGTAATTCAAAATTCTGATGTAACTGATAGGATAAGAATTTTATCTGATAATCATCCAAAACCAGCTTTAATTTCTACCAATTTACGAATTCCTGAAGGATCTAATGTTATCACTGATAGCACATTTGATCAATCCTTTGTGTATAGAGGAGGTAAAGATGTGCCCCTTGATGGGGATAGAGTATCACAATTAAATAAAACTACTGCCATTATGGCAAACGGAGTATTATTACATACTCCAGAATGGGGATCTCTCGGTGGAGCACCAGCAGGATTTAATATTGATATAGTAAAGCATAATTATATCAAAACTCAAGATGTATATGATGGAATAATTGATAATCAAAAATATTATTATCATACTAATAAACTTATTTCTCAATTTGCTCAAAAAAATGGAGTTTTAGAAAACGGATTTCTTAGAGTTTTTACTTGGAATGTCAAAGTTGAAGCTAACAACTTAATGTTAAATGCTGTTAGTACTTTAGAAAATTTGGGAAACACCCCCATCGAAGCTGGTGTAACTATAAGTGAAGTTGGTGGGGATGGCGCTGGAGAAGTTTCAAAAGTTGTTAGAAATTCAGAAGGAGTAGTCCAAAGAGTATATGTAAGAATTGTTACTGGTACATTCACAAATGGATCTAGAGTTTTAGGATCTAATGGGTTTTATTTTACAATCTCTGGAGACCCAGTTACATTTAACAATGTATACTACATTGATTTTGGTCCTGATGCTCAAAAATTTGGAGCATTTATTCCAGGAAGATACTATTTTGCTCCAGAGAATATTAAAGTAAAAAGTAATTATGCAATCATTTTCAACCAAAGTGATTCTAGTAATCAGGGAGGAATTGGTCACCCGATAAGATTTAGCACTACTGCTGGAGGCACATTAAACTCGGGTAGTATTTACTACAACAGTACTGGATCTTCTGCTGCACCTGCTTCGGATTATGAGAATCAGTATGGTGCTTCATTTATAATGAATTCTGATGAAAATGCCAGAATATATTATCATTGTGCATATCACCGATATATGGCAGGGTATGCTGGTGATGAAGGATACATGATCTTGGATCCGGTGGCAGATACATCTCCACTAGTTAATAATTACTATGCTGTTGATTATTATCAAAGTGATGTTAATGATGCTTCAACAATAGATTATTCTAGACATAGTAGTGGACACTCCAAGATTCTTGGTATGTCCTTTGATGGATATCCAATCTATGGTCCTTATGGGTATACATCTGGCACAACTGTAGGAAGGATGACTTCTTCTTATAGATTAAAAACTGGTGCAGAAATTGATGGTAATCGAGCAACTGTAACTACTGTAGGATCTGTTACTAAAACCGTAACTGTATCTAACGGTAAATTTTTAATTGATGGTCAATCCGTTTCTGTTTTAAATCTTGATAGAGGTAAAAATTATACTTTCAACTTAGATGATGCGTCGAATGATGCTAATATCTTTCTCCTTAGTCAAACTGAGGATGGGTGGCATTCTCTAAATGATAATACTCAGATTGGCAATGAATCATATGTCTATTCACAAGATGTTTTATACTTTATTGATAATGTTAATGTAGATTATGCTGCTTATGTTTCTGGATATACTGATGCAGTTACTAGAAAAATTAGATATGATGTAAAGGTTAATGCACCTACAGTGCTATATGCATTCTCTTATAGTGGCACTAATTCTGGATATAGATCTGTCCAGAATGGTTATGTATTAGGCGATTTTATTCAAGACTATATCTATGATCAGAGTCAAGGTCTTCTAGATGGATTTAATGGAATTTTTACAAGCACTCCTGAATATCCAAATGGCACATATGCATATTTCATGTCTGAGGATAGTGGAGGAATTCCTGCATATCCATATGCTATCGGACCAAAGTTTTATGGGACACCAATTTTTGTTGGCGATGCAGTTCCAGATTTAATAAGTCAATTTCCTTCAGGTGCTTCAGGTGAAGTATTTTTGGAAAACGGTGCAGTTTCATTTATCAAGATGTCTAAGAGTGGTGATGGATATTTTGGTCCTACTCAAGCTAAAATTCTTGGGGGCGAAGGCACGGGAGCAATTGTAACACCAGTTGTCCAAACTGTTACTGGTTTGACTCTGCAAAGTGATGGCAGAGGATTCCAACTGCCACCATCTCTAATCTTTGAAGGGGGCGGTGGGCAAGGTGCGACAGGCGCAGCACGAATTGATGTTACTGGTAAAGTTACTAATATTTTAGTTAATGATCCCGGAGAATTTTATCAAGAACCTCCATATATTCTTATTACTGGTGGCGGTGGTATTGGAGCAAAAGGTGTTGCTGTAATTTCTCAAGGTGAAGTTGTTGGTATTAATATTACAAACCCAGGAAGAGGATATACCTCACCACCCAATATAATTTTCCAGAAACTAGTCAATCTTAAGAGGATTGCATCTGTTAGACAGTCTTATAACTCTAGTTCATTCTTCCTAACAGGTCTTTTAAGATCTCTTACTGCAAGTGACACCACAGTATATGTAAAGTCTACAGACGCTTTCCCTGGATCAGGATCATTCATTATTGACTCTGAGACAATCAGTTATGCTACAAAGACTTCTAAATCTTTTGGTGGTTTAACTCGTGGTGTAAACTTTAGATATGATCAAAGAGTTATTCTCGACACTAGTCAAAATAATACGAATGGTGTATCTGAATATAAATTTAAGGTAGGCGATGCGGTTATTAGACAAATTGAAAACTCTAATAACAAAATTGCTAAGGTATA